CGCTTCTGATAATGTTCAGCTAGACCACATCAAGCATACTATGCCTGAATGGTGGCCTTTGCTGAGACAATTCAGAACATCGCTGTTTATCATCAAAAGGGATGATAAACCGAAGTCTCTAGATCCGATCTTCGCGACTATGGGTTCGTTTTTGACGTTCCCGTGCGAGAGTTGGGTGTTTTACGCATACACTTATGCAATTTTAAAGTTATGCGGAGCATCCCGAGCCGAACTACGCGCCATTCGCGTTTATGGCGATGACGTGATTATTCCAAGAGAGTACTACCCAGTTTGGAAGTACTTTATGGAATTTCTCGGCTTTCAGATCAACGGAACTAAGTCTTTCTGGATGGCTGACGAGCCGTTCAGGGAGACGTGTGGTGTGGAGACATACGACGATGTCGATATTACTCCATACCGCATGCCAAGGAGTACCACGTTAGAATGGTACAGGGAAATGACATTTCCCCAACTCATTGACATGATCAACAACATGAATGATCATGAAGCTTACATCACTGCACATCTGCTAATCAGCGAGATGATTGCGTCTGCTAGATGCAACGCAGGCAGTGGTTTCTGGGCTGAGCGACGAGATGCAGAGCATCTCCGCCGTCTTATGCTCGGGGTCGGCATCAATGACACCGAAGCTGAGATTAGTGTTGATGACGTAGTCGATCTACAAACTGTAGAAGGCCACGGCCATTTCACCAGAATCTCCGCCTCATGGCGTCCGCTGACTGTAAGTGCTAGTATGTTCTATTCTCAGCATCACCTCTTCTGGAGGCGATATAACCAACTGAGAATGAACCGCTGTCCGATCGCACCGTCGGTGATATCGAGTAATCCTCAAATACGATGGGAAAACAAACATCCATCGTTCTTTGAGCTCGCAGAACCTTCCCGGGCATCCATGGCAATTCGCCACAATGCTCAATATGAGAAGGCCATACGAAATTACAAGATTACGCACAATGGTGCATTAGATGGTTGGGATAAAGATCTCATCGATCTTTACTCCATCATCGACATCACACCTGTAGCTCCGTGGGAAGACTACTCAGAGGAAGCTGTTAAACGCTTTTATCTGAAGCAGAAATCCTTGCGTCGCTACTATGCTCGCAAACTATTTTAGGAGGTAAAAACCATGATGAGCAAGAATCCATCAGCATCAAATGCTGAAATTACACCAAGTATGTTGAAAGACGACCTGCGATCATACTATGATCGGCGCGCTGCCAAGGCAGTTGAACGTTTGTTCGAAGCCTATGACTCGCGTGGGTCATCAATCTCAAGTACTTGGAGGAGCGCGGCTATGTTGCCCGTCCTTGTGGATCCGCGAATTAAGACTTCGCCTACTGGTGAGAAAACCGTCGTAGCGCACTTAGGAGTTATTTATCCTATGGGCCGCGATGGTTGGCTCACAAAATTTGCTAGTCATCAACCAATTGGGTATGATGACTTCGCAATACACTATGGAAGTCCCTTCTGCCCTGGCATCGGCTTGATGCGGGTTAATCCCGCATATTACCAAGTCGAGCGCTATCCGTACTACGTGAGACTTCACGTAGAGTCCGGAAGGGTTGACTTCTTGAACGCTCGCTACGTTAGCGACATCGTTCAAGGTCACAAGAGCTACAGAAATGTCTCTTGGAAGGTCGCTCGATCTGAATGTCGATGGATACTCAGAGAGATTGTTGATCTTTCGATCAACTACTCCGACGTATATCGGTTAATTCAGACCATGTTTGCTCTCATCGGAATGTGGGGCCGAGATCAAAGATTCTCGGATTACTCCACCTTCGTCCTAGAGTATGCGGCATCGGTTGTGATTACCGAACAGCCCTGGGCACAGGAAATCCTGTCCAGGTACGTCCACCAATGAGTTCCATTACCGCAGTTACGGTACTGCGTTAACAAAATCTAATGGGGGA